ATCGAAAGATACTCTCATCTTAGCCCTCAACTGATTGTTGAACTGAGATAGTCCTGCTATTGGGACCCCAAGCGCGCCATCGAGTACTTAAATGTACTGATCAAGCAAAGCCTTCTGAGTGATCGGAGAGCTCGCCAATAGCTATGTGTATAATATACACAACTTTGGGTAACTCTTTAATGACTTCACTGTCGCAGGTGTAGTACGCAAAATAGCCTAGCACGCTGTTTTAGTTAAGACATAAAAGCCCCAGAGTTTCTAACCACAATAAAATATTGCTACTATTTTTAATAATAACAAATTTCTTACTGCGGCTAGTAAGGCGAAATTTAAAGGCTTTGTAAGACTGACGGAGTGGATAACTCTGAAAGAAATACCTAAGCTATTAAAGTTTGCCATCTGGGCAACGAGAGAGAAAAGATTCCATCAAGACTACAAACTATTTATAAAGCGTGTAATCGAACTGATTAATCAGAACGGTTTTAACTTTGCCTTTAAATACTTAAAAGAGTGTTTAAGGTTAGTTACTTTATATTTAGCGGGTAGCCCTCAGACCACTAAAGCCCAAAAGGCTGTTGGTGTAAGAGTAAACCAGTATGGATTGCCTGTTATAATTCCTCCTTCAATTCGTAAAGAACTTTCGTTCGATACAATTGAAAGTAGAGTTACTACTAGATGTATCATAACACTTATTTCAATTTTCAGAGTTTTCCCAACTAAGGTAAAACCAGATCTTGGAACTATTATTAGTCCATTCTCTGGAACCTCTAGAACGTTAGACGAAAGTCAACTTTCTGGTATAGTTAAGAATTTTGTTAAAGGATTTAAGTTAAAATTTGGTCCTATCAAAGGTTTTATCTCTGAATCCTCGGGACCTATCGCCAAAAAAGCAACTTGGGGGGCAGGTATAGACGCATTAGCGCTATTAATGTACCCTCGACAAGCTTTTTGTGTTTTGAAATTATTAGTCACTCAAAAAGAGGGCTTCAAATTTGCAATTTCACTTTTGCTTATTTGGTTATTAATTGGCCCTATTTACATTGTAATGTGTAAAAGTGGGATTAAAGATTGTTTACCTATTGGACGTCTTTCAGTCGTATATGACCAGGCTGGTAAAGCCCGGGTTGTAGCTATGGCAAATTGGTGGATTCAATTAGTTCTTTTACCACTTCATAAAAGTATCTTTGATATTTTAGAAGGGAAGGAGACTGATGGAACCTTTGACCAAAATGCACCTCTTAGTAGACTAATGAAAGCCCCTAATAGTGACCACAAGTTTTCATGTTTCGACTTAAGTGCCGCAACAGATAGACTACCGGTTGATGTTCAAGTACAGATTCTAAATCTTTTAGGTTTAGATGGTCTCGCTTGGAAAACCTTATTTGACTATCCTTGGTACTATAAAAATGAAGGTGTTAAATACGAAGTAGGGCAACCTATGGGAGCTTACTCCTCGTGGGCGATGTTAGCTTTAACTCATCACATTGTGGTGCTTTTAGCTGCAAAACTTGCAGGTGTTAAGAATTTTACGTCTTATGCATTGCTTGGTGATGACATCGTGATTAATCATGATGAAGTTGCTGAGAAGTATGTACATTTGATGAGTACTCTGGGCGTTAGCATTAACATGTCAAAATCAGTTGTTTCAAATCAATTATGCGAATTCGCTAAAAGATTAGTTACTCCTGAATTTGAAATTTCTCCGATTGGTGCTGGTAATTTATTACTAGTATCACGAAGAACAAACATGATAGGGGCTTTACTTGCAGAACTGTACAATAAATCAATCGTAGTTGATTCTAAGACGGTTATAGAATTATTAAATTCTTTTCCGCGTAAAGCAGAATTGAATTTTATAATTTTATGGACTTATTTTGGATCATGCCGACACCTTTACTCCGCACGCCTTACATCCACTTTCATGGATATATGGAACACTTACGGTGGTAGTCAGCTGATTATGTTAAGTTACGGCTATCATCTATTTAGCGGTTTAAGAACCACTTTATATGATGAAGTTGTATACGAGGCACCCAAAAAAGCTTCAGATGAAGAATTAAACTTTTGGTTAAAATTCTACAAAATTTCGGCTGTTAAAGGATGGTCCAATAGACTTCTACAAAGTCTGACCCTCGTATTTTCTCCGTGTTTGTATTTGTATTGTTTGGGTCTTCTTAGAGCTACTGAGGATGCGAAACGCAAATCCCTAGAGTTCCAAAGAGGAAGATTTAGACCTGATAAACCAGAAGTTTTACTGGACTATTCCGAGTTTAATACACTTAGTGTTAAATGGTCGAAGAAAACAGCAAAACGGTACGGACAGTTTGTAACTAAACTACATAACAATATCGATGAATTAACTCGTAATGAGAATTATGATTAATCTTGATTGCGTAGGAGTGTTAGAAACAGAACGTCTGTAGTCTGAGTCTTTTCAATCGCATTTAGGTCACAGAGTTGAGTTTACTGAAATATTGTAAAACGGTTCTGTTTATGATCCGAAAGATCAACCTAATGAAGTTGTCTAGAGAAACATGTAAACATGTACGTTTGCTTAAACAGCTTCTCTCTGAAGTTGGGGTGCAAT